GTGCAAGTTGCCGAATGCATGCCATCGCCATATGTTCCGCTTTGAGTTCCTGTTATCCCTGCTGCTGGCGATTTAACATGCTTGAGATTGCTTGCACCACCTCCATCAAAGACCCAACTCTCCCGAAACCGAAAACAACTGATGTAAGCGTCTGCCTCAACATCTTCCTCGGCAAAGTTCCAGACTTCAACTTCTTCTGTATTATCCTCGACATCACCATCCTCAGTGATGTGAACAACAAAGCATTGAGCACTTGAGCACTGTCCAGATGCTTTGGCATCAATGCCATCAGAAGGTGCTTTGACAAGTATTGTCTCAAGACCATCGGGAGCACCAATCTTGCGTCCTCTCTCAAAGTTCATTGTCTTTGAGAACTGAGACAGGTTTTCTGCATCCTTACGATTATTAAATCCAAAGACAGTCATTTTCTAAGCCTGCAAAAATGTCGAGAAATCAATTCTGTCTTGACTTCGGAAAAACATGTACGAAGGACGGTCGTCTGCTGCGCCGACTGCTGATGGTACTCTTACATCACCATCTTCTTCTTTTATGTAGCAAGTGGATGGTTCGTTTGTGTTTGGACTCACAAAGGGCTTTAGCAATGCTCGGTCCCAATAAGTTCCTGGTCCGGTATCGCCAGGAACTAAATAGTGGTCATCAACCAAAGGCCTTGCTTGCAGGTGACCGTATTCAAAAATCTGATTTGCTGTCTCTCCTTGTGGCTCATTGTTTACGACAACCTTAAATTCATTCGCGGCAAAAGTAATTGGATAAGTGACTTTGGCAGCAGTAACCTCACCTCCTGCAAGTTTCACCTTTACCTCAGATGCCTTGACTGCTCCGATCATCCAAGAGTCTTTGACTTGATTTCGGTATGTTGCTGAATTTAGCTTGTAGCTTCTGGCAAGCATTGTTGAGAAGTCAATTGATGACTCGTACTGAGTCACAATGATCGTCAGTATGGGTACAGTTTCAACGATAGGGTTTGTAAATGGCGTGCCTGTGGGAAGCCTCCAGCATTGCTTGTTATCTTTATCGGACCAAATTGGCCGAAGTTGACTTGCAATTTGACTTGCAACACTCGGAGTAATGTCTGTCAAAGCAGCAGGAGGACTTTGAGGTGCTCTTTCAGACTTAATCGGATCTGGACTTTCAAATCCGCACTCGACAATGAATTTTAGTCCATTGGTGGTGTCTCTTGTGACATTTTTAGAAATGCAAACAAGATAGGGATTGATAAGACCTGAGTATTCATAGGTCGTTACGTTGACTGCGGGCAAGTCAGACAAAGACCTAATGTGGTCAGTGCTAATGTCAGCAGGAGTAATGTCTGCACCTCCACCGACTCTTGCTTTGTTCACAATGACCTGATACGAAACGCTTGCAGTCATTTTAAGACTGTCTGCGTTGTGCCTAGTTGCACCAGACTTGCCATCTCTTAACTGACATGCAGTGTATGTGAAATCGCTAAAAGCTGTCATTCTCCTACTCCTTCAAATTGTTTGTCTTCGCCACCAGTGAGTTCTCTGGTTTGCTCGGCAACTGTTTCTTTAAAACTGGTTGCAAGAAACATTGCCCATTCATTTGAGGTTTCGTCTTGCTCTTTTGCTTCTTCTAAGTCTCGATTGTACCTTGTTCTTAGTTCACTAGCCTCTTTCTCATAACCTTCTCTTTCTTTTTTTGAGTCTAAGTAATCAGGTGATCTAAAGTCTGAAGAAGATGGCATGCTCTTCCACTTATCGTAAATCCCTCTTCTCTTTGCTTTGTATTCAGATTTGACTTGGTCAACGGCAGACATTCCAAATTGAGGGTTAGGAATTCCCTTTTGTTCAAATCCTGTGATAGGGAGAAGTTCAGAACGTGTTGATTCTTCGAGCATGCCTGCCCTTGCTCGCATTGCTTGCTGATGCTTTGAGTTTCTTCTGGAATAACGAGGACTCCAAACGCCGGGTTTTGGCCTTGATCCTTCACCGTTCATGATTTTCAATTGTTTGGTTTGCTCTTGCAATTGACCAAGACTTTTCATTGCAAGGTTGCGGTCTTCCATCATCTTATCGCGAATAAAGTTGTACTCGTCGATAGTTCCCGGCCCAAGATTACCAGGAAGACCCGCTGCTTGCTTTGCTGCGTCTGCCAAGTTTTCTGATGTAGTGTCTGCAAGCAGGTTCGGATCACCTCCTGTTCCTTCAGTAGAGGTTTTTATGCCTCTTTTTTCTGCTTCTGCTCTTAGTCTTTCTTGCTCTTCTCGATCTTGCTGCAATCGCTGTTGCTGCTCCAAGTAAACTTCTTGCTCGGACTTTACTAACTGGGTCCAGAACCTTTGCATTCCAGTTATTGGCTTTTTGTACCATTCAACATCTTCATCAAAATAAGCACCGAAACCGGATTTGAATGCTCTTGCAAATTCATTTGTGCCGACTGACCCCGGCGAAAAGCTTGACGAAATACCTGGCCCGACACTTTCTTGTTGTTGCTCGCCCGGTTCTAGAAGTCTTCTTAGCCTCAATGTCTCTTGTCTTGATTTCTCAAGCTCGTTTGCTTGAGAGATGACACTGCTTGCTTCAGAAAGGACTTCGTTCAAGCTTTTTAATAGAACTGAGAAACCACCTTCACCACTCTCTCCAAGGTTTGCAAACAAGTCATTAAAGTTGTTTGTGAGCAAATCCAGTTGACCGTTGAGAGTCTTAGACTTCTTTTCAAGACGACCGAAGTAAAGACCTCCTTCGTTGGTTGCTTTGATGAGAGCATTGTTAACATGCTCTGCACTAATCGCACCTTCTTCCATTGACTTGGCAAAGTTGGTCATCGAAACGCCAGCTTCGTCAGCAATGATCTTTAGAGAGAATCCAGCATTGATTAACTGGTTCTTTTCCTGACCCATAAGTTTGCCAGCAGCGTTGACCTGAGCCATTGCTCTTGTGAGGTTGTCAAACGCTTCTCGTTCGCCTCCTGCCGCGATCCCTAGCCTTTCGACCATGTCTACAATGTTGTCAGTCTCAAGTCCGTAGGATGCCCAGACCCTTGCGTTCTTTATTAGACCAGCAGTTGTTAAAGAAGATTCGCGTGCAATCTTACGAAACGCATTTGCAGACTCTTCCCCAAACTCTTCACCTAAGAAGACTTTTAAGTCGGTTGCTGCTTCTTGCAGATCCCCGAACTCTTCCATCATCCTTGCAGTTGCATAAGCACCAGCAAAACCTGCCGCCAGTCCAATTCCCGCTGGACCTCCAGCCATTGCACCGATTCCGATGCCTCGACCAACAGCAGCACCACCTCGACCGCCAAACATCGACGCAGCAGCACCTCCGATGTTTGCTAGGTTCATCCGAGAGGATGCAGCAGCATTAGCATTCTTTGCTTTTGTGTTTAAAAGCAATTTATGAGTATGCTTATTTATTAAAGCATTCTCTTGAACGTATTGCGCACGCAATCTCTTTTTTGTGTGCAAGTACGCTCTTTCGTCTATCAGATTAGCTTTGAGAGCCTTGCGTGCTTGCAGCAACTCCTTCTTATATCTCTCCAAAGGAGTTCGCGTTAGGGCAATATCCTTAGCAAGCTTCCTGCTCATTTTGGAGGCTGTTTTCAAACCTCGGCTAAACAAAGAACTGTCTGCGATGATGTCATATCGCAGAGCACCGATGCGGACGTTATTACCTGCCACTGGTCAACCTCTTGAGTGCTTCGTCGGGATCTAACATGTCCGATGAGGACGTTGTTTGCTGCTCGGCAACTTCAAACGCGATCCACTGATCAACGAGTAGAGGACTTACTGAGTTCATCCAGCAACACGGGTCATCGATGCCCAGTTTCTGGCAGATTCTAAACACCCAACGCAACCTGAAGTTTTTGTCGAAGTGCTTTACAAGCCGATCTACTCGGCCTCGTCGTTTCCCTCAAGTTCTCCATTGATCAGCATCACTGCTTCAATGAATGGATCAAGTTTGCTGCCATCAAGAGCAAGCAAGTCTTTTGAATCACCTTCGTTGAACATTGCTTTGCCGTCTTTGTCGCAGATGTGATCAATGATCAAATTCACCCTGCGTCTTTGCTTTGACTCGTTAGTCAAATTACCGTTTTTGTCGAACATGTCTGCAATCCTCTTAGATCGCTGAAGCTCAGTCGAAGGCTTGACGTACAAAACGCCAAGTCCTTCGATGTTTACTTCTTTGACCTCAATCTTGCAGTGATCAAGCAGTAACTGTTTCGTCAGGGAAGTCATCTTTGTAATCCTCTTCAGGTAAGTCATCTGGATCGAACTCCGGTGGCATCACGCCACTGGAACTGTCGCCAAGCATAGCACTGACCTCTTCCTCTATCAAGGATTTATCAACTGGAGAAACCCGACCAATGAAACATATCGAGCTTCCAAAATCCCATGACTTGTAGCCAACCAAAGTGTCATCGACGACAACTCGGTATTGCTTGAATACCTCGTTTGAGCCGGTTGCTAGGTTCTTGCCTTCACAGGGCAGAAGTTCGACTTTCATTTTTAAGACTCAACTGTAAATGCAGGTCCAGTTTGACCATCGTAGGCAAACGTCACGTTGACGACTGCAAGATTGTTGGTGCTCAAATCTGGAAGACTATAACTGGTAATAAAACCTGTCCCAATCAAAGTTGCATTGGTTGTGTTAGTTGAAGTACCTAACGCAAACGTAATCGTAAGTGTGTCAAGGACTCCAATGATTGCGTCAAAGTCAAAAGTTGGATCAAAGATAATTTCTAGCGAGCACTCGCCGGGATCTGTTAGATCGCCAGGAATGTACTTCATGAAACCCGTTGTATCGAGGCAACTTGCATCGATCTTATCTTGAGTCAACTCAGGAAGCGTAAGACTACGCACGCATCCGGTAATTGCATTGGTTGTGAGGACCGCAGTTGTGCCTTGGCCGGTCATTCCTTGGTAAGTCATATTTTTTCTTTCCTTCTAGAAGGAGTTATAAGAGATTTCAAACGTTTGAATTGTGCGAAACAGCCAGTGGTCTGTACCGTCATTTGGTTTGTCGACTAAGTAGACTCGGCCAGTATCTTGGCCGATGCCTTTGATGAAAGTACCGCTATAAACACCTCGCTCACCGTTGAGTGCTGCCCTTGCTGCTGCGTGGAGTGCATCAGCTTGACTTCGTGTTTCACCGTAGCATTCTACTCTAATTTTTGCAGTTTCAAATCCAACAAACCCACTTAGGCAGTCTTCAGCAGATTCTGAAACGATGTAAAGCAGCAATGCAGGCATGACAGAGTCTTCGGGAATGAAGTCAACAGTGACTCGATTACCTGCAAGTGATGTCACGGTTGCATCATCAGCAATGATTTGTCGAACTGCGGTGGCTACACTCATGGCTTGAGATACCTTTTCATGCGTGCTTTAATTATCCGAATCATTGCCTGACGCTGAAGCATAATTGTTGACTTGGCAGCAGGAGCAAGCCACGGGCGTTGCATATGCATCCTTCCGCTATCGCGGCCCCACATCACATGCCTGGCTGGTCCTCCGCCTGGCCGGGGTTCGTGGATGTGACCAAAGTTGTATTGGTAGTAGTCAGTTCCAACGATTGCAGTGCTAGGCTTTCTTTTCTTATACGGAAGAGTCTTGCGTGTAACCGCTTTGCTCATGTCATTTCCGGCAGGCGTGCCAATACGCTTTCTAGGCTTTTGCCCCCACAAATCTCGCGTGCCTGTCTTGCGTGAGTTTCCAAGCTTGCCTGTGTAGGGAATGTTGCGTCTGCCAACAACTGCAATCTGGACCGATGCCTCTGTCTCCACGATCTCAGCCGCTGCTTTGACCGCTGCTGTCATTACTCGCCGGTGCAATTCTGAAGGCAAATGGTCGATCAGTTTTCTTATCTCTTTGTCGTTGGTCAAAATGTTTTGAACAACACCTTTTTTTCCACCGCGCCCCGGTTTCTGTTTGATGATTCTTTCTGCTTCTTGAACAGCACGTTTTGCATAACTCATTAGTTGTTTTCACCTCTGAGCTCCACGCGGATCTCCATGCTGATTCCATCGGGATCAGATGTGTTTGTGATCCCGTACTTTACCCCATCGATGATGCATCGATCTTTTACAGTGATGCTCCCAATCCCAAAGAACTCACCGAAGGCAACGTGAGTTGTTTTCTCAGTTACCATGCGTCCTCGGAGCACCTCGCCACCGACCGTTGTGACTAGCTCACAAGGCCAACCAGACGAGACAGCGGTCCACGAGCTATCATCTGCGTATGTTGGTTGACCATAGGCATCAACCGACCCATCGTGCCGATAAAATGTTGCTGAGTGTCGTCTGAATCCAATCCTCTTTCTGATACTCATGGATAGGACGACCTCGCGAGAAGAGCAACAATACGCTCGTAAGCAACTTCTTGGCTATGCAGTGCAGATCCCTCTTGAGCAGGATCAAAAAACCATTTGCCTACACCAAGCATGATTGCCGTTTTAAAGAGTCTTGGTACGCAACTGGCATCTGGCCCATACCCAGCACAGAAGTCGATTACAACGCCATTGGGGTCGTCTGCGTAGACTTCAGGCCAAGTTGTGCCTGCTGGGGGAAAGATACTACATCTCCCTTTGTCGAAGATGTATTTGTCGCTTGCTAGGGTGATAGTGTTTCCGTCAACATCGACGTACTTTACAGTTGTGATTGAGCAAACTGCTTTTTTGTTTAGCTTTACCTCAGCAGTGTCGCTTCCCCAGTTAAACCTGGTCACGCGAAAGTCTGCTGTAATGACCTGACGGTCAAGGTCTTGCTCAAGACGCTCCACCGCTGCCTCAATTAGCAGCGTGAGATTAGCGTCATGAGTGGTATCACTTGAGCTTAGTCTTAGATGAGACTTTACTTCGCTTAGACTTACCGGCAGCACGCTTGGTGCTGACGTTCGCATCAGAGTCCAGTTTGTCGTCATCTTTGACTTCCACACAATTCCCAAATGATATTAAAGTCTTCGCAACACCAATGTTGCTAATGACCACCACGGCCCCGACTTGATGACCAAGGCAGGGCTTTAAGATTTTAACTCTCATGATCAAGTAATAGTGATCTTGGAGAGAACTTCAGGTGCAGCCGCAGCAATATCAATGCGGCTTGTGCAAACC